CCACCAATTTGATGTATAATGTAATAATCCTTCCATTATTTACCCCACTTTCCATTTTTTACGATTGTAGCCATAATACCATAGTTAGATACATCAAGATAAGCATCTTCCATTGGTTCGTCCACAGCCGATTTTCTGCCACTCATCAACAAGTTCTTTAGCCTTTGTATCTTATCATTCATTCTAAACCACAGTCCTGTAAGTGATAGATGAACTTCTTCTTTTGTTTGTAATTGTGTCCCAACAGAAATATTACCTGGACCGTAATCGTGTTGTTTTCTACAGAACAATTCATATTGTTCCCTTTGCAATCTCTGAAACTCTTGGGTCATTTGAGGCCATTCTTTTTCCATTTGTTCAACAATTGGATGGGTTTCAGTTTTTACATTCCTGCGTTCAGGATCACTGATTGGATCCAAAACACTACTTTCTCTTATCATCTTATTCTTTCTCATATAACTCTCCAATTTACGGCTAAATATACACAACTTTTGGCATATTAGTCAAGGTTTTTTATTTGTCTTTTAATTTTTTTATTTAGATAGTATACATAAATATGTTTTGGTTTTCTCTTCTTCCAAAAAATCTTTTCGTCTCCACTGTCATAGCGCCGTTTTATCTCTCTACTATATGGTCTATGTATCTGATTCATAGACCGACTATGCATCTCTACACCATCCACCATCAACACCCTAGCACCAGCAGTTTCACCTAAGTAATCAAAGTTACTAGCTTTATATATTACACCTGTGTGTCCTTGATGTTGGTCGGCAAATGAAACTACAACTTCCATATCTGTAAATTGTTTTAGCCACCTCAAAGTCTTGCCTATAAAGTAACTCTCTGTATTGGTTGGCGTATCGTCAATACATACAAGTCTTCTTAGTTCTAAGCATTTAGTAGGATTTATTGGATTATACTTTTCAGCAGTTGCTGGCATTGATGGGTGTGCATACATCATAGCCCCAATCATTTTAGGTAAACCAAAGTTTCCTTCTCCATATAGTCCAAAGTGATATAAAGATTGGACACCATTTACGTTGTGTGAATAGTGATGTTTCTCAATAAATTGAACTGTAGATTTTCTTAGTACTTCTTCAACAGTAAAGTCTTTTACGGACATTATATCAATCCAAGCTTCCTAATTTCTTTCTCTTCAATACCATATTTGTAAAGTATCTCAGCTAGTTCTGTTTGTCCACCAGCAGTCATCTCATAAATGTCTACTGCATCACTAGCCTCTCTCAAACTTATTCGTAAGTGTTTAGCAACTAACTCATACACCCATTTTGGATATTTCATTTTCTTATCTCCCTTAATATACTTCAACCACTGTCTTCCTTTCGGAAAAATGTTTGTGTATAGTTTATATAACATTTCAGGTTCCAAATTATATTTTTGAACCTCGTTTACGATATCTATCCAATCCATTTTCATAGATAGAAATCTATTTACCATATAATTAGACCAAGACTTTTTATCTTCATCTGATATCTCATTCCAATAATTTGGTTTTTGATAATCAGTTATCTGTTTTATATGGTCAAATAAAGATTTAGCCTTCCGTACTTTGGCTTTTGCCATCTGAAAATACCTCTCCACAATTTCCACAGCTAAAGACTTGAACTGGAATAATTGATTCTTGACCGTTCGGCGATATTAGTGCTGATATCCTTTTTAAAAAATAACTCTGTATAAAAGAGTAATTACCACAGCTCTTACAAATAATACTCTCTGCTGCAGATAAATCTACAGTCATAGTCTGTTGCTGTTTTCCTCCAGGCATAGGTTTCATTGGTTTCATAATTGTTCCTTATTTTATTATTGTTAATAATTTTACCATCGTAGCCATAAAATTTATTTCTTTATCAACCACAATTATATCATCTCTTTGCCCCTCAGCAAGAGTTAGAATAGTTTCAGCAGCATGTCCACTAGCCCAATCATCTAAGGTATCATATAATAATCTAAACCCGTCTGAAAAGTCTGTTACTTTACTGTCAGCTAATAATTTTCTTATCTTTTTGAAAGCGTCCTTTTTACTATCCTCTTTCAATATTTTGATTAATGCCAGTTTATAATCATTCTCTATCAATGCCTGTTTATCAATAACCAACGTCCCATCAACTACTTGTCTTTGTGCTGAATTGATAACTCTACGAATATCAGGATATCCAGCAGTAACTAAATTAGCTACATCATCTATCTGAAAATCTATTCCCTCTTCGTGTAGTATGTTATATAAATGTGTTCCCACCTCTTTTTTTGATGGTGGCACTATCTGAAATGATTGGCATCGACTTTGGATTGGGTCGATAATTCTTTCTACAAAGTTACAAGTGAGGATGAACCTACAATGTTTTGAGAAAGTCTCCATAAGGTTACGCAAAGCCGCTTGTGCGTTAGGCGTGATGTAATCACACTCATCTAAGATTATGATTTTAAAATCTTTGAAACCCATCGTAGAAGCAAACCCACGAACTTTATTACGAACTGTGTCTACACTGTTCTCATCAGAAGCGTTGATGTACAAGTGGTCACATTCTATACTATTAACTAACATTTTAGCTAATGTTGTCTTACCAGTTCCAGCCCTACCAAACAATAATAGATGTGGCATATCTCCACTCTTTAAGTAAATCTCTACTTTACTTTTCAAGTGTACATTACCAATATAGTTTTCTAATTCTGTAGGGCGATATTTCTCAACCCACAGACTATGTTCTATTCTTGCCATTTTTTATTATCTACCTCTATTTTTGTTATCGTAACATCGTGTTTGTAATTTTTGGGATAATCCATCATAGGGTGCTTCATCATTTTTTTGAATGTTCTGTTTTCTGTTTTAGTACCTAAAAAATAAATGTATCTATGTTTACTAGCTTCTTTCTTCAACCAAAAATCTCTACCTAAAGCCTTTATTAACTTCTTAGGATCTGCTGAACCATATTTTGAGTAAACACTTCTACTGTGCATCCAGTCATCATCTTCATTGACTTTCAAAGAGTATGTTGGTGCTAACTGAAAATCACCACATCCTTGGTATATCCAATTAGTAGCTTGATAAATAGCACCATCATGCGATTGTTCAGGATCCGCGTAAGATATCAAAACCTTTATGTTTGGAGCATATTTTTTCAACCATTTGAATGTGGATGAAATAACATGCGACTCAATATTCTTACCATAACCATCGTGTATGAATAATCTAGTTAGTTCTAATACGTTTTTGTTTTCTATAATCGCTTCATTGAATATAGAACCGACAACCCTTCTTCCAACTGGAAATCCATAACAAGCTACGCCAATTATTTTTTCATTTTTGTCAAAAAATTGATGTTGACTGTCTTCATCATAGAATACACCCAAGGGGTATCTACACGAAGACAGTCTGCCACTATAATGATTTTTTTCAATAATATCTCTAGCTAACCGTTTACCGATTGGTCTAAGAGATATTTTTGTTTTATCTACAAACGCTTCCATTAATCATTCGTATCAGCCACTAAGTAATACAAAGCATCATAATCATCTACTTTGAATTGTATTTTAGCAAGACCTTTTGACGAAATCTCTAGAGTCGCGCTCTCACATTCTTTATTTGCAGTAAGTACGTCTTTCAATAAATTAGCATTAAAAGACACATTTTCTATTTTAGATAACTCTTCAGTTTCTACGGGAATAGTAACCCTGTTAGTGTTTATCTCAGCATATCCAATAACAACTTTACAATCATTATCTGATGTAAGTACTGTGAAGTTACCAGCATCAGGAAGTGCTGAAACACCTGATATGAACTTTCTCATAAAAGTTTTATCAACTTTTATTTTTATTTGAAATTCAGGAACACTTTTCATATTAGGTGCTTTACTAATTACAGACAAATCAGATAACATATAATTGACACTAGATGTACTGTCTGATAAAGTTAGTGCAATTGCTTTGTCACCACTTTTCAGTAAATCCATACTAATATTATCTGATAATACAGAAAGTAGCTTTACTAACTGTTCTGTGTTATAAACACCCATTTCTACATTATCAAAAGAAAAATTCTTCATAGACAACTCACCTAATAGGTTTTTGTCTCCAGTTATAAATCTGGTTGAAAGATTGCTACCGTCACTTACCCAAGAGACGGAAGAACAATTTCCATTTAGATAGTATTTTTCAATGAAACGTGTAATAGAGACTTTGTTCATTTATTACTCCTTATTTGTTAATATGATATATACATATATATCAAACTTATTTATCAAAATCAAAAAAATCTTTCAAGAGATGTCTTTTTATTTGTTGGGACATCCCAGCTCAATGATTCATAATACATCATGATTTTCTTTTCAAGCATTTGAGCATACATTTTTTTATGGTCTATGTATGTCTTTATAAATTCAATGATCTGTGGTGGATCTTCGTAGCCTTTATAACCACAAGATTCTAATGCCAATTCATTCTGTTTTAGATATACCCATTTTATTTTTTGAGCCTCATTTATTGTCTCATATTGTTTATCCAAACCAAAGTGTCTCAGCAAATCATTATAGTTGATAGCAGCTTTCACATGCGCCGGCGAACCTTTAGCAAACTGAGTGAAGTTGCCACTTCTACTAGCACTATATTTCTTCAAATTCTTTACTCCAGTGGGCATTGCTATTCTATCAAAGTCAACCAATTTCATCGAATCTTTGAAATTTATAATCCGTTCATCCACTTTATCTTTTGGTACGTTTGCCAGGATGTCTTCTAATACATCTTTCAACAACTGCCCCATAGCTTTAGGAAAATTACTACGAACCAAATCCAATCCTTTGACATGCAATTTATTTACTTTAACTCCATTGTCATTGATAATCTTCAAACCATATCGTTTTTTAACAACGAACAGACCACACTTAGCAATCAACTCCTGTTTTATCTCAAATCTATGTTTATCTAAGTTTAAAAATTTCTTAGCAAAGTAATCGTATGAACCATTCATAGTCTTTTGTATCTCGCCAACCACGTCCAATATTACTTTACTCATTAGAGTTTCACTTTCAAAGTCCATAGTAGGAAATCTCTTTTTAATTAGTGGAAGTGCTGAATAAAAAACTGAATCCGTATCAATGTAAATACAATGGTCTTTATCATCACCCAACTCTTTATTGTAGAAATGATTACCAATCTTCTTTGTAAACTTAATCAATTCTTGACCTGTAAGTGTAGTAGCCTCAGCATTATCTAAGTCATAGAACCTAAATACGGGCAAGCCTAATACACCATACAATGAGTTTAAAACTACTTTCTGAATCAACTGGCGACTTTTGAAGTATGTGTATTTTTCATTATC